CTGTTTTCTTAGATCTTCTAGTTCAGAATTTAATTTTCTGTTGTTGGTTCTGAATTCATCTAATTTTGCAGATGGGACTACATTCTTGATGTTTAGTTTATAACCATCTTCCATTTGTTCATAGTGTGAATGTAATGATTCAGGAATTGAATCCAATGAATCAACAAATAGTGTTAAAGGTTGAGTTGGTTGAGTTGATTGTTCGTTTGATTGTGTGTTGTTTGCTTCTTCTGTAGACATACGAGTCCTCCTGTTGTTAAGCACGGTTAACTTTTATTATAGTAGTATTTAGTATTTCTTACGACTTTTTTTGCCATAAGAACTTTTTTTGCTTTTTGTTTTTTTCTTGCTATATTTTGATTTAGGCATTTTCTTCTCCTCCATTAAAATAACTATCCATTTCTGGATGAACTTGTTTGATTTCTTCGTCAGTGTATCCTTGTTCAATCATACTTCTCATATGACTTATCAATGAATCTTTGTCTTGCATTGGTGGATGTGGTTGACTTAGATCTTTAGGCTGTGATGGTTGCTCCACTGTTTCTTTCAGCCCTTGTAATCTTGTGATCTCTTCTGTTCTGTTATGATCAGGTGGTAGTATTTCACCTTTGTGTAGATTGTAGTATAAAGTTTCTTCTGATATACCGCCAGTTTGATATGCTTGTATTAATTCTATCAATGATTTAGAATTCATTTTGGCATCAATGAAGTCTCTGTTCAATTCAGCATCTACTGAATCAATATCTATGTTCATATAATCAGCACAATATTTCAATGCCATTGTTATACCAGCATCTACTGATTCTACCACTGTGATAAGAGCAGAACCTTCTGCCGCTTGTCTAATAGAAGTTGTTTCTGCTGTCTCTGGTTGAGCAGATGGTTTTTCTAAAAGTCTTGCTCCCAGTTTTCCCATCTTGCCTTCACAATCATTCAAGTATTGTCTTAGACTATTCACACCTGCACCACTGAATTCTAACATACCAACTGATGATCCTTGTGGTAGCATTAACATATTTGTTGAACCAATCCTTAACGGTGTTGCCTCTTTGCTTTCGCCTCCATAATTGTCTACACCAGTGGCATACGGAGTAGGCAAAGCTGTAAAGTGAAGTGAATGACCAATGTCTGCTGAAAACTTATAATGATTGATATTCATATTCACTAAATCTAACAATGGTGAATCTTCATAATCACAACCTAAAGAAGTTGTGTTGATAACAACAAAAGGAATGTAATCTAATGTTCTTCCTTGTATTGTTGGAATTGTTATTTCACCTGCATTTGTTCTATTACCATCAACATAATATATCTGTTGGGTATAAACTCCTTCTTGTAGTCTTAACACTCTATAACAAGTTTGATGACTTGTTTCAAATTCGTCTTGTGAATCAATTGTTTCTTTGGATTCTGCCAACACAACCATTTCCAATTGTAATATGCCATTGTGCATTCCCATTCTATGGTTTATTATTGTTTCACCAATGTAATGGCTACAATATGGTCTTTTCTGTGTTTCATCATAATCAACTAAAATGCCGTGTCTGCCCACTGTCAGCACTTCTTTTAGGATTTGTTTCGTGAAGTGATTTGCTGTTGTGCCATCTAGATCAATGTCATTGATCACATCATCTAATTCTGCTGGTCTTGTGAATGTGGCACCTCTTCTGAAAACTGAACCAACTAATGCAGAAAGAGTTCTTCTACTTGCATTGTAGAACTGAGCTCTATCTTTGTAATCTTCATATTCTGCTTTGGACAAACCATTAAGATGTGGTAAGAACATTTCTCCAGCTGATTTTACGGCTTCTTCTCCTGCGATCACTGTTCTTGTCTTTGCGGCTTTGTGAGCCCAATTGTTATAATTTGGATGTGTATTATTTGCTGGCATATAAGTTTTCCTGATCTATAATCATATTTATTGTTAGTAGCCTTGTAATGGAATCATTTTTGCTGTTTTTGGCTTGTCTAAGACGATATATCTCAAAGTATCAGCATCGTGATCTATTGCTTTGGTGTCAACATCATCTAAATTGTTTGTATCTCTTGGCAAACCTGTTAAGTTTCTCCAAAGCATTTGGCACTTGTTTGTTATTACTAATCCTGGTTCTTCTTGTGTTTCAGGCAACATAGCATTGAATTTCTGTCTTATCTGTTGCCAACCTATCTTCCTTGAACCTGGGGCTTTGTTTGATCTGCACCATTCAACTCCGTGAACGGCCATCTCTTCTGCTATCTTGCTATCACCATCATAGATTGAATTATCAGCGGGTCCTGGTTTCACTGGTCTATCAAAGTGTCTCTCTTGTTCTTTTATTGCTCTTGCTATGTCTCCTGGTGACCATCTAACACCTTCTGCAGGTTTGTTTGGTTTTGATCCATACAATTCATCTACTATTACAATGGTTCCTGGTTTGAATGTTTTCTGCTTACCGTCAATTGTGCAAGGTGTGTCATCTGCTATGGCATACCATAACACTGAAAAAGGAGCAGAATAACCATAGTCAAATCCTCTCCTTAATGCCCAATGTTCTGGCAATCTAAAATCTCCAACTAGGCATTTTACACCATCCATAACATCTGAAAACATTTGGCCAGAAGGAATATTCCAATCTCCTTCTAACATAGCTGTCACTAATTCTGTGTTTCCCATACCCATAATCCTTTTGACATAATCAGGATCTTCTTTCATTAGATATGGATTGTCTATGAGTTTTGCTGGAAGATATTGCCTCAATAATCCACCTTCATCATCTGGCATCTTCACTATCCTATTATTTGGACATAGATCAACAAATCCTATCTTGAAGAAATTGTGTGAAATACCACCTGGATTGGAACTGACCATAATCCTTGGAAAATAGCCTTTCCATTTTTCAGGTAATTTTACACCACTCATCCTAACCCTTGATCTCATAAACTTGTATTGTGCTTCTGTAAATGTTGTTCCT